ACGGTGTTAAGACAGGATTTCTTGTTGGAAGAGATGTTGTTGACCCCGATCAGCCTCAGAACTTTCTTGGTAGAATAAAAATAAATGATCCTCAGTCTCTGCGTAATCCAAGACCCGATAGATCTCTAGAAGAAAGCAGAGCGTTATACGGCTTTGATCCTGTAGGTAACCAAGGCACTCTACTTACTGCTTCAGTTGGCAGGGTTAGTGTCTCTATATCGGAAACAGATGCAAATCTAGTTAGTGGTGTAGTTGCAAATGCACTTGTCGGTAACGTTGCTGTAAACTCTGACGAAGATGCTGCTGCAAGTCCTACTGGTTCTGCGGCAACTGCAAGCGTTGGCTCTGTGACCGTATCAACTACTGCGGTTACTGTTTATACAGTCACTGTCGCTAACCCAGGGTCTGGCAATAAGTATTATATAGATGGTGCTTTACAGCCTACGCTCACTCTTTCTGAAGGCCAGACGTATACGTTTAATTGGTCAGCGGCGACAGGGCATCCTTTACGATTCTCAACCACGTCAGATGGAACGCATGGTGGGGGGTCTGAGTATACTACAGGCGTGACAATAAATACAGGAGCGTACACGTCAACAATAACTGTAGCAAATGGCGCTCCAACACTTTACTATTATTGTCAATATCACAGTGGTATGGGCGGTCAACTTAACACAACATAGGAGATTAAAATGGCTATGAAGAAAAAAGGTTATGCTAGAGGCGGTGCAATGAAAAAGCCTGTTGCTATGAAGAAAGGTAGCAAGGTTGTTAAAAAAGGGGCGGGATCAAAGTTAAAGATGGTGAAGAAGAACGGAAAGAGCGTTCCATTCTTTGCTGCTGATGGTGTAGGTAAAATGAAAAAAGGCGGCGCTGCTAAGAAAAGATACGGTGGTAGCATGAAGAAGAAAACCATGGCTAAAGGCGGTGCAGTCAAGAAAAGATATGGCGGCAGCATGAAGAAGAAAACCATGGCTAAAGGCGGCAAAACACGTAGGTAATGCCTTATTTACAAAGTAATATACCACATTTTAAATGTTGGGTTCGTCGTGAATATACGCATAACCACCAAGCCTACCATGGAGAGTTCCTTCATGCGATGGCAATAGCGGTAACAACAATGCCAAACAGATGCTTGAGTTTTCAAGTTATCTTTACAGGCTGCGAAGCAGATGAGGAAGGCGATGAGAATGTACATGGCGGTGCAATGTGGGCTAGGATGCCTATAACTGCGTTAGTTGCAGATGAGCCATTTGAGGAATGGCCCGAACCTATGGCGGTGCATGACGCACAGCCTTGGGACTGTTCCTCTCATACACACGCTGTGTATGTTCTTGACAGAGCAACTCCCTGTCCTTGGTTAGCTAAGATAGATGGTAACATGTTCCCTGCAAAATATATGTTTACCGTCGATTATGCAGAGAGTGAGATAGCTGACGACCCTGCACAACATAAACAAAGTCATGTTATGCAGTTGCTTGATGCAGGAGAATGGACAGGTAATATTGTTGCGCTCCCTAATAACCGTGTGAGAGTAACACATCCCGCTTGGTTTGAGACTGGCAAAGGCGCACCTGATTTTAAACCTTCACAACATATACACTATTCAAAAAGTGATTTAGACTATACACTGGACGTGAATAGAGTATTTGATAACCTTTATAACGAGGATTAAGACATGGCAGTACCTAGCCCCAAGAAGACCCGAAAAGACTTAAAGAAGCCTATGAAACCAAAACCAAGACCAGAACGCAGATCAGGTGCTGTTAAAAAGTCTCTACGCCCAAAAGAGCGTCCTGATGTTGTAGATTTAACGCCACCTGAAGAAGCAGATCAACTGCTCCTAAAAGAAAAAAGTGGTGGTAAAGTCACTAAAATGGGTATGGGCGGCAAGTGTCGTGGCATGGGCGCAGCAAGTCGTGGTGGTGCGTTTACTAGAAATGGGTAAGTAGATGAATTACGCTGAGTTATTACAGTCTATACAGGACTTTACTGAAAACAACGAAACAACTTTCGTTGCAGAGATACCTACGTTTGTGAGACAGGCAGAGGAATTAATATATAGAACCGTAATGCTTCCAGAGCTTAGAAAGAACGTGACTGCTAATATGAGTGCTAATAATCCATACGTTGCTAGGCCCGCAGATTTTTTAGCTCCATTTTCTTTTGCTGTAATCGATGGCAGTAGTAATTATACCTTTCTTATTGAAAAAGATGTAAACTTTATGCGCGAAGCATACCCTAATCAATCAACGACTGGGCTTCCAAAATATTATTCAGAGTTTGATGGAGATGTAACATCTCCCAGTTCTTCTGGTAACTTTATAGTAGCGCCAACGCCAGACACTACCTACTCAGTCCAATTGCACTACTATTTCGATCCACCTTCTATTGTTACTTCTAGCACGTCATGGTTAGGAGATAATGCAGAGCAGGCTCTACTATATGGTAGCTTAGTAAATGCATATATTTTTATGAAGGGTGAGCAAGATGTTCTTGCAATGTATAAAGAAAAGTTTGATGAAGCTATGAGCAGGTTGTTAGTGTTAGGTGAGGGCAGGCTAAAGCGAGACAGTTATCGTGATGGTGAGCCAAGGATGGATATGTAATGTTTAAAATTGATGTAAGTGTCCCACAGCACGAACAGATTGTAGGTGTCAGAACAACAGAAAACAGGGGATTTACTCCTGAAGAGTTGGCTGAACAATGTGTAGAAAAAATAGTTTCGGTTTCGGATCAGGCTCATCCTGGTATAAGAGACCAAGCTCATGCTTTCTCAAAGCATGTTGAAAAGCTTGTTGCATATTATATGAGACAGGCTATTCGCAGTGACCGCACGACTGTGTACAACGCAATAAAAGATGCGGGTCATCCCCAACTGGCTGAACTTATAAGGAGACTTTAACATGGCCTTTTCTGGAAACTTTATGTGTACTTCTTTTAAGCAACAATTGCTTGTAGGCAGTCACAATTTTACAAACTCAAGTGGCGACACTTTTAAACTAGCTTTGTATGATAACAATGCTTCTTTTAATGCCGCTACTACAGCATACACTTCATCAAACGAAGTAGGCAACTCTGGCTCGTATACAGCGGGTGGAGGCGCTTTAACAAATGTAACACCTACAACTTCTGGTACGACTGCTCTTACAGACTTCGCAGACAAGACGTATACCTCTGCAACAATCACTGCTCGTGGTGCATTGATTTACAACACTACAACAGGCGCAGGTTCAGGAACTACAGATACAGTTGTTGTATTAGACTTTGGATCAAACAAGTCCTCTACTTCTGGCGACTTTCAAATTGTGTTTCCAACGGCTGACGCATCTAACGCGATTATCCGTATAGCATAAGGCAGTCTTCCCGTGACAAACATCACAGGTTGGGGGCGTGGAACATGGGGTGAGGGCGCTTGGAATGAAGCGGTTCCTGTTCGTGTTGGTCACACTCTCAACGGTTGGGGTGAGTTAACTTGGGGTGAAACCTCTTGGGGTGGTGAGAAATCAACGCTTGCAGCAATGCAGGGTCAGGTTGGCACTGCTGTTGTTCGAGAAGATATATCAATATCTGTTACGGGTTTAGGTGCTACTGCTAGTCTTGGTAGTGTAACAGCAAAAGGTAATAACTCAGTTACGCCTGTTGGTCTTGCGGCTACAGGTGGTGTGGGTGACGTAACTCTTGTTACAGAACAGAACGTTCCTGTCACAGGTTTACAAGGCCAAACCTTTGTAGGAAATGTTGTAGTTGTTCAAGGTGGAGGCATTAATGTTTCTGTTACAGGGCTATCATCTACAGCGTCAGTAGGATCTGGCACAAGCATTGTAATTGGTGTGAACGTACCGCCTACAGGTATTGCAGCCACAGGTGGTGTAGGTTCTGTTACAATTAGTGAAGGTGTTGGTGTTGATGTTACGCCAACTGGTGTTGCAGCTACTGGCGGCGTTACTGAACCAAGTATCATTGGTTCAGCTCCAAATGTTGCAGCAACAGGAATAGCAGGAACAGGTACAGTTGGGCCTGTTACAGTATTAACATCACAAGTTGTGCCAGTTTCATCAGATAACTTGTCTGGAACAGGAGTTGTTGGTACAGTATCCGTAACGACTATCAGTAAAGCAGAGGTTACTGGTGTTAGCACTAGCGCATTGGTAGGTTCTGTGATAGTTTATGAAAATATAGTTCCCGCTCCAGGAACTTCTTGGTCTAATATTACGCCTAACCCCAACAGTACATGGGCGGAAATAGATCCCACACCAGGAACAACTTGGACAGAGATAGCAGCGTAGAGGTAGGAGAACATGGCAACCTATACAACAAACAGCGGTATAAAAAAGATCGCTACAGGTGACGAATCTGGAACATGGGGTACGTCAACCAATACAAACTTCGATATTATTGACCGTGTTGCGGCGGGTGTCGGAGACATCACACTCTCAGGGACAACGCATACACTGACCACATCAGATGGATCTGCATCAGATGGGCAGTATCATGTGTTAGTTCTAGGCGGCTCACCTTCTGGGACAAATACCATAACGGTTGCGCCAAATGATGCAAAGCGTATGTACTTTGTAAAGAATAATTCAGGTCAGTCCGCTGTATTCTCACAAGGATCTGGTGCAAATGTTACGGTAGCAAACGGTGCATCAGCTATAATTTACTGTGATGGTGCAGGATCTGGCGCAGCGGTTGTTGATATAGGGGCGGCGTTACCCTTATCAGGAGCGTTGCTTGCATCAAATAACTTATCAGATGTTGCAAATGCAGGAACATCTAGAACAAATTTAGGACTTGCGATAGGCACAAACGTATTAGCTTATGACGCAAACCTACAGGGATTTGTAACGGCTCTTACCCTTCCTACGTCCGACGGGACTAACGGGCAGGCGTTGGTTACAAATGGCAGTGGTACTATCTCTTTCGGTAGTGCAGGAATTGGAACAGGTAAGGCCATAGCTATGGCTATTGTTTTTGGGTAAAGGAGGCTAAGATATGGCTGCACCAAATATTGTAAATGTAAGCTCAATACTGGGTAAGACAGACCAGTATGCGCTTTCAACGACTTCACAGACTACAATCTTAAATAACGCAGCATCGAGTGATGATGTTTTGAAAGTGAACATGATTCAAGTTGCAAACGTAGATGGCACGAATGCTTGTGACATTACGATAGACGTACACAGCGCAGCATCAGGTGGCGGCACTGCATTCTCATTGATTTCAACTGCATCTGTAGCGGCTGACTCTTCACTGGTAGTGTTGGATAAGAACACAGCGATATACCTAGAAGAGAACATGTCTATCACTGCAACAGCAGGGACTGCTAACGATCTAGAAGTAATAATCAGTTACGAGCAAATAACTGACTAAGGAGAGTTGTTGTGAAGGTAATTGGCAACTTAACCAAAGACGCCATCATCAGGGCTGCGGTTAGTGAAGGATTAACTGTTACTCAGGCTGTAGGCACAGACGTAACTTTTAACACAGGCTCTACAACTGGTTTTGCTGCGGCTTTTGACTCTAACACAGGTAAAGTCGTAATCGCTTATAGCGATGGCACTGATGGACAAAGAGGTAAAGCTCGTGTTGGTACTGTAGATCCCTCTAATAACTCCATAAGCCTTGGTTCTGCGGTAACTTTTCAAGATAGTGAAATTACTGGCGATGAAATGGATTGCGTTTTTGATAGCAATGCAAACAAAGTTGTTATTTTTTACACGGACACAAACAATCCAAGCACAAACTCTAGAACTGGTACAGCTATTGTTGGAACAGTAAGTGGTACTTCAATATCTTTTGGCACTAAAGCAGCTTTTGAGTCAGGTAACACTCAACATATTAGTGCTTGTTTCGATAGCAATGCCAATAAGTTTGTTGTTGCTTACAAAGATGCAGGAAATTCAGATTACGGTACATCGGCTGTTGGCACAGTGTCAGGCACAAATATAAGTTTTGGTACACCTGTTGTTTTTAATTCTGCAAACACTAATAATACAGGAGCAGAATTTGATAGCAGTAATAACAAGGTTGTAATTGCTTATAGAGATCAAGGCGCAAGTCAACAAGTCACTGCCATAGTGGGAACTGTTTCTGGCACATCTATAAGTTACGGATCAGAGGTAGCTGTAAGTTCTAGCTCTGCAACTAATTGTGATCTTATCTTTGATTCGTCAAATAATAAAATGGTTTTGGTTTATCAAGATAGTGGTGATGCAAGTAAAGGAAAGGCTCAAGTTGGAACAGTAAGCGGCACAAGTATAAGTTTCGGAAGTGCTGTTGTTTTTAACGCAGGTCAGTCAGAATATCATCGTGGAGTCTATGACTCTAATGCAGGAAAAATAGCTATCATTTATAAAGACGGTGGTAACTCCAATAGACCTACATTTATATCTGGTACTGTTAGCGGAACAAGCATTACATTTGATACAGAAACAGTTCTTAAAGATGTTGAGGGCGTTTATCAACGCCCAGGAATAGCATATGACAGCACTAATAAAAGAGTCGTCCCTGCTTATTTAGATGCTACGGGAAGTGATCTTGGTATCACACAAGTAATAAGAGTAGGCTACTCTGCTGACACAGGCGGCACGATAGCCGATGGTAAAGCTGTCATTGTAAATGCAAATGGGACTGTGAGTAGTGTTAGTCAAAGTACTAGAGATCAATCTGTTACGAGCACCCCTCAATTTGAAGCAGCCTCTGTAGGTTATATTGCTAGTGCTTATGACAGCACTCTTGGAAAAGTTATTGTCGCATATAGAGATCAAGGAAACTCAGGTTATGGCACGGCTGTTGTTGGAACAGTAGCTTCAGGCGAAATTACTTTTGGAACGCCAGTGGTTTTTGAATCAGCTAGTATTGAATATACGGGCGCTACTTATGATACGGCAAATGATAAAGCGGTTATTGTTTATACTGATGTTGCAAATAGTAATCGTGGAACGGCAATAGTTGGAACAGTCAGTGGAACATCAATAAGCTTTGGCTCCGCAGTTGTATTTGAAACTCAAGTCGCAAGAGACTGCCAAGCAATTTTTGATAATGTAAATAATAAAATTGTGGTTGCTTATAGAAACAGCAGTGAAAACAATAGAAACTATGGGATTATTGGCACGGTAAGTGGTACATCAATAAGTTTTGGATCAAGAGTTCAGTATTCAGAGACAAACAATTATGTTTTAAGAATGGCTTATATAGGAAATAGTAAGTTTGTTGTTTCTGCGCAGGCATCAGATGATACAGGTCATGCGTATGTTGGCACAGTAAGCGGGACTTCTGTAAGCTATGGTAGCAAAGCAAACGTTAATGGCTCAAATCACGCTCAAAACCCAGGTGTGGCTTATGACTCAACGGCAGATAAAGTGGTTATTGGTTTTAGAAATTCAGATGACACTACTGGAGGTGCTGTTGTAGGGACGGTTTCGGGGACATCAATTTCTTTTGGGTCGGCTACAAATTTTGGTGCAGTCGGAAGCACGGGAGACAATTCAAATGTTTCTTGTGTTTACGATAGTGTAAATGACAAAACAATTGTTGCTTTTCCAGATGACTCAAGTTCAAATAAAGGAACTATTAAAGCAGGAACTGTGAGCGGAACATCAATTTCTTTTGGCGATGCGATAGTTTTTGAGCAGGGCGGAACAAAATATATAACTGGTGTTTTTGATAGTGCAGCAGAGAGAGTTGTTTTTGCATATGAAGACGATGATGACGGTGACTACGGAAAGGCTGTTGTTTATCAATCTCCTGGAACACCGTCCAACCTCACCTCAGAAAACTTCGTAGGATTTATGAAGGGTGCAGCGTTAGATGGCACGAATGGCGAGATACTTTCTTCTTGCTCAATTGCAAGAAATCAAACAAGCTTAACTTCAGGGCAGACATACTTTGTGTCGCCCACCGATGGGGCGTTAAGCACAACAGCAGGAAGTCCTTCCGTTACGGCGGGAACTGCTATATCATCCACAGAGCTAATAGTGAAAGGTTAGACAATGAAAACTATCGTGGAAACATCAACTAAGTTAAGCAAGTATCTACTTGCAGATGACGTAGTAATTACAGCGACAGCAGATAATATTACAGTGGGTGATCCTGCTCAGTTTATTATTGCTGATCTAAACAGTGGCAATGCGACTATTACAGAGAACGTGACCAACGCACCTAGCGATTGGGTGGGTAACAAGTATAAGTTAGATGGCACAACGTGGTCAGCTAATCCTGATTGGGTAGAGCCAGAAGAAGAAGAGTAGGACTCCACATGCGTATCATTGGTAACGATCCAAGCGTACCAAGACAGACACAAGAAGTCGCCAGTGGTACGTTGCCAAACGGCAAGCCTGTTGTTGTAAATGCAGATGGGACAGTGAGTGTTGTTGCTGAAACTAGTATATCTCAAAATGTAGGCAGTGAACAAACTTTTGCTAATTCAGATGCAGGACAACTTGCTGCTGCATTTGATAGTTCAAACAATAAAGCAGTTATTGTTTATAGAGATGAGAGTAATTCGAATTATGGAACATCTGTTGTGGTTTCTATTTCTGGAGATACTCTAAGCTACGGAACTCCTGTTGTTTTTAATAGCGGCTACGCTGATGGTATGACTGCTGCATTTGACAGTAGCAATAATAAAGTTGTTGTTTCATATGCAGATTGGACGAGTAGTGGACATGGAACCTCTAGAGTTGGCACAGTAAGCGGCACTAGTATTAGTTATGGCACGGCGGTAAAATTTGAATCTGGAAGTAGTGCTAATTATAGCGATTCTATTTTTGACAGTACTAATAATAAAATTGTAATTGTTTTTCGCAAATCTTCATCTTCTCACTACCCTCATGGAATAGTAGGAACTGTATCAGGAACAAGCATAAGTTTTGGAAGTGCCACTCAAATTGCAGCAAGAACTCTTGATGATAATGCTTCTTTAGCTTTTGACAGCACTAATGGAAAAGTTATTGTAGTCTATAGGAATAATACTACTGGTTATGCAAATGTAGGTACAGTAAGCAGCACAAGTATAAGTTTTGGTTCAGAAACGACTTGGAATGTAACTAGCACACCATCACATTACAAAGCTACTTTTGACAGCACGAATAACAGAATAGTTGTTGCTTTTAGAGATAATGGTAACTCTTATTATGGGACTGCGATTGTTGGGACTGTTAGTGGCACATCAATAAGTTTTGGCAATGAATATGTTTTTGAAGCCGCAAATGCCCAACAAACAAGTATTGGATTTGATAGCAACGCAGGAAAGGTTGTTATTTCATATCAAGACGGTGGAAATGGTCAGTATGGCACTTTAACAGTTGGAACTGTAAATGACACGGCTATTACGTTTGGCACACCAGTAGTTTTTCATAACTCAGGAGCTATATCTGGTGTACAAGGAGGAACAGTAACAGTTTTCGATAGCAACGTAAATAAAATTCTTAATTTTTATAGGTATGGTGGAGATGACAGGATTGGGGGTATTGTTTTTACAAACGCTTCTACATCACAAAACCTCACCTCAGAGAACTATATCGGAATGTCGGGTGGGCCTGCTTTTCAGACAGGAAGTGCTGCTTCTGTAGGATCTGACGTTGTTTTTGCAAGTGCGTCTACTAATCAAATTGCATCTGCCTTTGATAGCAACTCTAATAGAATAGTTATTGCATATAGAGATAATGGTAACTCAAACCAAGGCACAGCGATTGTAGGTACAATTAGTGGTAGCTCAATAAGTTTTGGTTCTGAAGTTGTTTTTAATAGTGGTAACACTTCTGAGATAAGTATGACTTTTTATGACGATACTAATAGGGTAATTATAGCTTATAAAGATGCAGGTAACTCTGATTATGGAACAGCCATTGTAGGAAGCGTAGACTCTTCTGATAACTCTATAAGTTTTGGCACTGAAACAGTTTTTGAGAGTGCACACACAACTTTTACTTCAGTAGTAGAAGACTCTAACGCTGACAAAGTTGTAATTTGTTATAATGACGTTGGTAACTCAAACCAAGGCACAGCCATTGTTGGAACTATTAGTGGTACGTCTATTTCTTTTGGTTCTCCTAATACTTTTGAAAGTGGAACTACAGAGCGAATATCTACAACATTTGACTCCAACTCTAATAAATTTGTTGTTGCATATGCAGATGGAGGTGACAGCAATAAAGGAAAGGCGATAGTCGGCACTGTTTCTGGTACAGGTACAAGCTTTGGAAGCATTGTTGAGTTTGAGTCAGGTACTGTTAATTCAACAACCATGACATTTGATAGTTCTAATAACAAAGTTGTGATTGCAATAAGAGGTAGTTCTGACGTGGGTAAAGCATACGTTGGAACTGTTTCTGGTACATCTATTTCTTTTGGCTCTGCTGTTGATTTTACGAGTGGATCAAATGATAATCGTTTAGCCGCTGCTGTTTTTGATACTAGCGTAAACAAAGTTGTTATAGCTTTTGTTAATAGTAACACTTCAATATCTGGTATTTCTGGAACTGTTAGTGGCACAAGCATAAGTTTTGATGATATCACAACAGTAAAAACAGGAAATAATTTAGATAATCTAACCGCTGCTTTTGATAGCAATGCTAACAAAGTTTTTATAGGTTATAGAGATGTAAATAGTTCCAATCATGGTACAGCTAATATTTTTACTACAAACACCGTAGCAACCACCAGAGGCCAAGTAGCAGACGGTGATCACGCTTTAGTAGACACACAAGGTGCAATATCTGACAATCAAATAGGATTGACAGCAGGGCAAAGCTACTACGTTCAGATAGATGGCACAATTGGTACAACGGCTGCTGATCCTAGCGTCTTTGCAGGGACGGCTGTATCGGCAACTAAACTTATCGTGAAAGGGTAACTATGTTAAAGCGTATAGGGGCTGAAGAAGGTGGTGAGTTTAAAGCAATAGCCAGTGGCACATTGCCATGCGGTAGGCCAGTGGTGGTTAATGCAGATGGGACAGTTAGCAGTATCAGCTTAACTACTGCATCAGAAAATTTAGGTTCCCAAGCAAGTGTTATAAATAGCGCAAGTGGAGAAACTGCTATAGTCTATGACTCAAATGCTAATAAATTTTTAGTTGCCTATAAAGCTTCAAACAACTATGGAAAATGCAAGGTTGGCACAATTGATACTTCAGACGATTCTGTAACTTTTGGTAGTGAAGTAACTTTTAATGCAGGTAACACCACCAATATAGCCGCTGCTTTTGATTCGACTAATAACAAAGTCGTGCTTTCATACAGGGATAACAGCAACTCCTACTATGGCACAGCAATAGTGGGTACAATTTCTGGCACTTCCATAAGTTTTGGAACAGAAGTAGTATATGCAAGCGTCAATACTTCTGCACAACAGAATGGAATAGATTATGACTCTAGCAATGAACGTATTGTAATAGCATATAGAGATAATACTAATTCGAGGGGTTCGGCAGTAGTCGGCACTGTTTCGGGTACGAGTATAAGTTTTGGTAGCGCAGTTAATTTTCGTACTTCTACAACTAATGCTCCCGCAGTAAGTTTTAATAGTGGACAAAATAAAGTTTTAATTTGTTATGGGGACGCAAACACTTCTGCTTCAGGCAGAGTTGGAACTGTATCTGGCACGAGCATAAGTTTTGGGACTGCTGTTACCTTTTTGTCCAGTGAATCTAATTTCATAGATTTAACTTACAGCAGTTCTTCAGACAAACATATATTAGTTTATAAAGACGTAAACGATAGTAATAACGGAAAAGTTAGAACCGCTACAATAAGCGGAACAGATGTAAGTTTTGGAACTGCTGTAGATTTTGAGACAGAAATAGTAAATTATAATAGTGTTACATTTGATGAAACAGCAAAGAAGTTTGTTATTCACTACACTGATGGTAGTGGTGGAGGTAATGCGGATAAAGTATACTATGTAACTGGAAGTATATCTGGAACAGATGTTACTGTTAATTCTAGGGTTTCAGTTGATACTACCGTTTCTTCTGGTTATACAGAGGTCGCAGCTAATGGCAGCGGTCAAGCTCTTCTTTTTTATCAGGATGGCTCTGGTGGTAATTTAAGAGCTAATGCTTTGCAAATAGGTTACAGCAACTCAAACCTCACCTCAGAAAACTACATTGGTATGTCGAGGGGCGTGGTCACACCATCAGTCCTTGGGACTGAACTTACATATGTAAGTGAAAATGCTACTGAAAATATTCTAGCTTTTGACAGCAGTAATAACAAAGTTGTGTTTGCATACACTGACGGATCTAATAGTCCTCAAAAAGGTGTGGCAGTAGTTGCTAATGTGTCAGGGACTACTATGACCGCAGGATCAGCAGTAACTTTTGCAAACGTAGATACAAGTATGGGAGGAATGGCTTTTGACAGTTCTAATAATAAAATAGTCATAGCCTATAGGGATGGAAGCGACACTTACGGAAAAGCGGTAGTAGGCACTGTTTCTGGTACGTCAATATCCTTCGGATCGCCTGTAACTTTTAAATCTGGAAATACCAATAACATAGATTGTTGTTTTGATTCCAACGCTAATAAAGTTTATATTTCTTTTGGTTATAATAACACAGGAATTGGTATTGTTGGAACAGTGAGTGGGACATCAATATCATTTGGCTCAGAGCAAATTTTTGTAGGAAGCGAAGCCACTTATATAAAAAGCACTTTTGATAGCTCTAACAATAAAGTTATTACTGTTTATAGAGATGATGGTGGTAGCTCAAATGGAAAGGCTATTGTTGGAAATATAAGCGGTACTTCAGTTTCATACGACGGCTCACCCACTGCATTTAATTCTGGGTCTACAGGTAACATACGTGTTGACTTTGATAGTGCTAATAATAAAGTTGTAATTTTCTTTCAACAAAGCACTTATAAGGCAATTGTTGGCACAGTATCAGGATATTCAATATCTTTTGGTTCAGAAGTAGAATGGTCGAGTGTTGAAAACCATAATAATTATGGCGTGTCTTTTGATCCGACTTTAGGTAAAATGATTGTCATATATAAAACAACTGGCAACATAACAGCATCTAAACAAGGAACTGTTTCAGGCACTTCAATATCTTTTAGCGATCAACAAGACAATATAACTTCAGGACAGGTTTATACTCCTAGAATAACCTACGATACCAATTCAAAAGTAAGTGTGCTTGTCTACAGATTGACTACAAACAGTAATTATGGAACGACAAGAGTTTACAATCCAGAGATTAGAGGCCAAGTAACTAACGGTCAAGCTGCATTGGTAGACATAATTGGATCAGTTAGCACAAACCAAAGTAGCCTCACCGCAGGGCAGCAATACTTTGTACAAACAGACGGAACGATTAGCACAACAGCAGATGACCCAAGTGTACTGGCAGGGACTGCTATCTCTGCAACCGAACTCGTAGTAAAAACATAGGTGATGAATGCCACTAACCAAGCTTCAGTTCCGCCCAGGTGTCAATCGAGAGACTACCTCTTACACCAATGAGGGCGGTTGGTTTGACGTAGATAAGGTACGTTTTCGCTTTGGTATGCCTGAGAAGATTGGTGGGTGGGAGAAGTTTAGTACAGCATCATATCTTGGCACAGCAAGAGCTATGCACCCTTGGGTGGCATTAGATAACAGCCGACTTATTGGTATTGGCACTTCTCTAAAATACTATATTAACCAAGACGGCGGTGCGTTTAACGATATTACACCCATAAGAAACACAACAGCGGCGGGGGACGTAACCTTTTCCGCAACTAATGGTTCATCTACAATTACTGTAACAGACACTAATCATGGCGCAGTGGTAAATGATTTTGTAACATTCAGCGGTGCCGCAAGTCTTGGAGGCAATATTACAGCAGCCGTGCTTAACCAAGAATACTATGTGACACAGGTTGTTAATGATAATAGTTATACCATCGTAGCGAGAACCGCAGGCACAACAATTAAAGATATTACTGTAGACGGAGCATTATCCCCAACGCCTGTCACCGCAAACTCCTCTGATACAGGTAATGGCGGTAGTTCTGTTGTGGGTGCGTATCAGGTAAGTGTTGGTTTAGATACAACAGCAACAGGGGCAGGTTGGGGTGTAGGTACATGGGGACGTAATGGTTGGGGTCAGGCAGCTACTACGCCTATTGTTACAAACACTTTGCGTATCTGGTCACATGATAACTTTGGTGAAGACTTACTTATCAACGTGCGTAATGGCGGCATATATTATTGGGACAAAACTGGTGGTTTTACTACAAGAGCCGTCAGTTTGGACTCGCTTGCGGGATCAACAAGCGCACCGACTATAGCCAAACAAATTCTTGTTTCTGATAGAGATAGGCACATCATTGCTTTTGGTTGTGATACAGAGGCAAACCCCGGCGTTCAAGATCCATTAGCTATACGTTTTTCTTCTCAAGAATCTTTAACTGATTGGGCAACAACAGCAGCAAATACTGCGGGTGAATTAAGGCTTGGATCTGGTTCTGAGATAGTTAGCGCAGTTGAAACAAGGCAGCAGATCTTGGTTTACACCGACGAATCGTTGTATGCCATGCAGTTCTTGGGGCCACCGTTTACTTTTGGTGTAAACCTTGTTTCTGAAAACATTACAACGATGGGGCCGCTTTCCGCAGTTGCTGTAGAAGATAATGTGTTTTGGATGGGTCTAAAAGAGTTCTACGTTTATGGCGGTACAGTACAAAGATTGCCTTGCTCTGTAAGAGACTTTGTATTTGATGATTTTAATCTTTTACAACGTGAAAAAATTGTAGCTGCAACAAATACGGCTTTTTCTGAAATATGGTGGTTTTATCCTTCTGCATCTAGCGACAATAATGATAGATATGTAGTTTATAATTATGAACAAAAGGTTTGGTATTATGGTTCACTTGCAAGAAGCTTTTGGATGGATCGTGGTATCTTCGACAACCCTATTGCAGCAGGGCCAAACAACTATCTCTACACTCAAGAATCTGGATTTGATGACGATGGGTCTGCACTTACTGCATATATTGAATCAAGCCAAATGGACATTGGAGATGGAGAGCAGTTTTCTTTTATCCGTCGCATGATACCAGATTTAACATTTAGAGGATCGACTGCAGGTAGTCCATCTGCAAATATAACTGTAAAAACAAGAAATTTCCCCGGTGGTAATTATCTACAATCAACATCAAGTGCTGTAACAAAGACAGCGTCTGTGCCTGTCGAACAGTTTACAGATCAAGTTCATTTAAGATTACGTGGGCGTAGTTTTGCAATGAGAATTGAATCTACAGCAACAGGCGTAGGTTGGAGATTGGGATCTCCAAGACTTGATGTGCGGCCTGATGGGAGGCGTTAGTGTCCCGAAATTTAATTCTACCTTTTTTTGCTGTACCTCCAACGCAGTACGATCAACAATATTTCGCAAATCTTACGCGAAGTTTTGCTATTTATATGGAGCAACAACAAAATCCCGGCGAAGAAAGAGCAACGAGACTCACTTTAACTGATTTGCAAACAGATGATTCTGGTCTTGAAATTGGTGCTTTGTTCCAACAAGATGGATTTGTAAAAATAACCCGAACAAATGTTCCCCATGTTCGTGGTTCTAGTGCAACAGGATCTGTGGGGACAGTAACGGTGACAACAACATGAGTGATGATACTATTCTTATCATGTCTAATGGCTCCAAATGGAAGCCATCTACGAGCCAAGACTTAATTCATTGTGCTTCTTGTAATAATGCAGTTGATACCCCCGAAGAAATTGCATCATATCCAGACGGTAATTGCCCCCAATGTGGCAATACTTGGACAGGATCTGAATCAAAAGGGGTTCGTATTTTCGCAACTGCACCAGAGGCTATATCAGGAGAAGCCTGATATGGACCCCGTATCTTGCGTTGCTTTAGCGACAGGAGCGTATAAAACAATACGTGCGGCTATCTCTACGGGCAAGGATTTACAAGATATGACAGGAACTTTGTCCCAATGGGGCAAAGCCTTTTCTGATTTCTCTAATCTTGAAGAGCGGGAGAAGAATCCTCCGTTTTGGAAAAAGACGTTCAAGGGGTCTGACGAAGAGACCGCTTTGGAGATCTTTGCCAATAAAAAAAAGATGGAGCAAATGAGAGCCGAGATAAAAGATCACATCAGTTGGACATATGGTCCGAGTGCTTGGAAAGAGGTCTTGGCGATTGAGGCGGAAATGCGTCGAAAGAGAAAACAAGAGCTATACCGAAAGCAAGAACAGGTAGATGCCATGATAAATTTTGCCATAGGAGCTACAATATTTGTAATAAGTGGAGGCATCTTATTTGTTATTTTCTACTATTTAGGCAAATGGCAAGGTAGGTGGTAAATGTGGGTATTGTTGTGGTTACAAGTAGTAAGCGGCAGTTTCGATCATTACCATGTGGGTAGCTACTCAAGTGAAGAAGCTTGCAAAGAAGCACAAAAAGAAGCAAAAGTTCTTGTTACAAATCAAAACTCAAAGGTAGTATGCATTAAAATAGAACGGTGATACTCAAGGAATGGCGCAATAAATACATTGTATATGACAAAAACGGAAAAGTGGTTATAATAAGCCGTGATAAACGAGTTGTTATGACATATGCGAGATCAAAGAAATGACAGAATTTGAAAAAGCAGATTTAAACAACAATGGCGTTATAGAGAAAGCTGAGTGGAACAAACTGGCTTTGGAAGATCGCAGACTTGAAATGATTGACCGAGATCTGAAGCGTAACGCAGAACGTAGATTCACAGGGTTTGCTCTTGCAGGCATGTTGATTTATCCATTTATTATATTACTTGCTTCTGTGCTTGGATTTGACAAGGCGGCGAGTTTAATCACAGATATAGCAAGTGTATATGTAATTGCAGCGTCTGGTGTAGTCGCAGCTTTTATGGGCTTTAATGCGTATAGCGCAAAGGCTGAAAGTAAGAAAACAAGCATTCAGATGGAGGGAGACTGATGCTAGATTTAATAGGAAAACTGGTTGATCCAGTAAGTAATATTCTTGACAAGGTAATTGAAGACAAAGATCAAAAGGCTAGATTAGCTCACGAAATTGCAACAATGGCTGAGAAAAACTCTCAAGCTCTTATGATGCAACAACTGAAGATTTTGCAAGCTGATGCGCAAGGAAATTGGTTTCAAGCATCGTGGCGACCCCTTATTGGATGGATCGCAGGCATATCGCTCGGTATAAATTACATGATCGCCCCAATTGCTTTGGGCTTTGGTTTTGAAATACCACAGGCAGATATGTCAGTAATGATGCCATTGTTATTGGGTATGCTCGGAATTGGTGGCATGAGATCGTTTGATAAACTTAAAAAAACGGATAGTAAAAAATGAGTGACCTAAAAATTCCAGTAGCATTAGTTTTTGCCATGGCAGTGCAATTAGTTGGTTTGGTGTGGTATATCAGCAACATTGTACACGACATCGAACACCTTCAAGGACAAACTTCAGCGCAACAAGACATCATAGATCTGCTTAATGCTGACGTAAATGATTTGTGGTATTTCTGTACCTACACCGAAAACAAATGGGCAGAAGCTTACACAGATGATATGGTGTATGAACGTGTTTGTGGATCAAAAGAGGTTGTAAATGAGTGAAGCACTAAAAAATCTACAAGAAAAGATTGGAGCCGCACCTGATGGTGCGTTTGGCCCTAACACCGCAACAAAGATTTGTCATCACTATGCTCTGAATCCAGAGCGTGGGGCACACTTTCTTGGTCAGTTGGTACATGAAAGCGGTACGTTTAAATACGTTGAGGAAAATTTAAACTACTCTACTGAAGCTATTCTCAAAGTGTTTGGTAAATATTTTCCAACACAAGGTGAGGCTGAGAGTTGTGCACGTAACCCCCAAGCACTAGCGGATAAAGTATATGGCGGTAGAATGGGTAATGATGGACAAGGGTATTTGTGGCGAGGGCGTGGTTTCCTTCAGTGCACGGGCAAAAATAACTATTCCCAGTTTTCAGCAGACATGGATTTACCAGAAATTATGAAAGATCCTGATTTAGTTGCCACAAAATATCCTATGGAATCAGCTATTTGGTTTTTTCACAGGAACAAGCTGTGGGAAATTTGTGATGAAGGTGTCAACGACGATGTTATAAAGACTATAACTAAGAGAGTGAACGGCGGCTACAATGGATTGAAACACCGAAAAGAAGAAACTAAGAAGATTTATGAGTGGTTAAGATAATTTAAGAGTGACACTTTGAAATTAGGAAATAGTATGTTAAAAAGTACGCATGATACTCGGAGCGCCCAATGTTAGATAAAATTGTACAAGGCATCGGAGCCTTAACAGGCGGTAATTTTGTATCTAATCTTATTGCAAATGCTATAACTTCCAAAATTCTTGGTGGCAGCACAAAAGATGCTCTTATGTTTACCGCCCTTCAACAAGGTCTTGGGAGTGGTGGTTTAAACTTATTTGGCGGTCAAGAAGCAGCGCCAAAACAAATTAATCTTTCTTCACCTCAATCATATGCGACTAGCCCTATGATGGAGGCGGGAAGAACTGTTAATCCGGCAAACAAAATTGTAAACGCAGCGAGTGCAGCAAGTAAAATTAATCCAGTTTTTACACAGGCAGATAACACGCTTGGTTACGCTAAATTTCTTGTAGATGCGGGATTAGTTAAGCCCGATAGTAAAATAGCAACTCTTTTAAATTCTCGTGTTGGAGAAGCTTTAGCAACTGGTCTTGGTTCTCAACTTTTAGACACCTTTAGTAGTGATGATCCCAGAGCAGGGAGAGGCTCCAGACCATTTGGCGGGGAAGGTGATATAAGAATTAATATACCAAACAAACTTGCTGACGGAGGATATATTGAGGGTCAATATTTCCCAAGGCGTAACGGTGGCATAATGCCGTCTGAAGGTTCGGGGCAAAAAGATGATGTTCCTGCTATGTTAATGGCAGGTGAATTTGTTCTTACAAAAGACGCTGTAAAAGGTCTTGGTAATGGAGATTCAGAGCGTGGAATTGAAAAAGCTTATTCCATGATGAATCAATTAGAAAATAAGGCGAACAATTATGTCTGATGATAATGTAATTACACAAGAAAACGTAACTCGTCGCCCGGAATACATTGAGCGTTTAGAAAAAGCCTTATTAAGCGGAATATTTGGCACTGAAACAGATGGAACTTTATCAGGTGGCCTTCTTCAAGACCCTAACATGTTTGTAGTAGCTCCTTACAAACTAGCAGGTCAAACTGGTCGTGATCCCGCTACTGGTGCAATTACAGGTCTTGGCCTTGAAACATTTGCATCACAAGCGTTAATGCAAGACTTGAACAATGATGGTATTCCAGATTTCATAGGTCGTTATCAACCTTACTTTGATGTTGCAGGTGGAGCAGCCACTGGTGGTATTGAATCATTAAGTCGTGGTCTTGGTGCGTTAGGTGAAGCAAAAACCTTTTTTGGCCCTGCCGCACAATATGTGTCTGGTGGTCGAGGGATGTATGATCCTTCACAGTATGTAACGCAATATATGAATCCATATACCGAAAATGTAATTGATGAGACTGTTGCTGACATTGAGCGTCAAGGTAATGTGGCTCGTCAAAGAGCTTCTGCTGAAGCAGTTGGTCGTGGAGCATTTGGCGGTTCTCGCCAAGGCATTCAGGCCGCAGAGGTAGAACGTGCGATTCAAGATGCAAAAGCAAAGGCAACAGCAGATTTACGCGCAAAAAATTATGAGCAAGCTCTTGCTGCATCATCTCAAGCTTATCAACAAGCAGCGACTCGTGATTTAGAAGCAGGCCGTCTATTAGGTGGTCTTGGTCAATCTGTTGGTCAACTTGGCACAGCATTCGGTGGTTTGGGCGGTCAATATGGCACTCTAGCGGGAACAACCGCAGACATTGGTCGTGTGTATTCAGCATTACAACCTGCGGATCTTGCATTTATGACAGGCGTAGGCGAAGCAGAACGTGCTTATCGTCAACAGATGATAGATACAGCAAGACAGGAATATCAACGTCCGACAGAACAAGCGTTGTTACCATATACATATGCATATGGCGCATTATCTGGAACACCTTCAGCGGGTGTTTATTCAGATACGCAACAAAATTATTATGAGTCAACAAACCCATTTATCGGGGGGCTTGGAGCTTACACAACTCTTCAAGGCGTTAACCAAGCAGCGGCATAAGGCGAACAATTATGGCGAATGAACCTATTCGTAGCATGAAAAACCAAATGTACAATTACGGGATAGGTAGAGCTTTTGCCGACAATAGGCCCGTAACCAGAGGTCAAATGGCAAGAGCAGCCATTCCAGAAAGCACTAGCTTAATTGATGACATCAAAAGACTTCAAATGGCAGGTGGCTTGAGTGGTAGAAATCAGTTAGTTGAAAACAAAGCTTATACTTTACCTGCTTTTTCTCTGCCCAATGATATATTTTCTGCAACGGAAGAAGTTATTTCTACAGCTAAAGGGGCAAGAGTGCCTGATGATTTTGTTCCTTTTGTGGTGCCTACAGAAGGTCAAGAGGGCGTTGGTATCGTCCGTGGTGGGCCGGAATCTAAAATTGATAAAACAATTGCTGACGGAAAAACATTTTCTACTGATGAAATTTATTCCAGTGGTCGCCAAGGTAATCTCGGAACAAGAGTAATGCCATCTGATCTTGCAGGCGGTAGAGGCGATCTCATTGAAAGTTTGACTGAACGTGCAGATTATATTTCAGAAGAATCAAGAAAAAAACAAGAGAAGAGTTTTGACCAACCACAATCAGATAAAGGAGACCCTGTCACTAACGCTTTTATGGCAGGGATGGATGAATTTATAAAATCAGCCCGTGATGCTAAGTCTCCAGACGCTACCAAGGTCAGAGATCTTGATGATTATAAAAGAGAATTTGCAGACGCAACAGGTTTAGATATTAGTGGCAAAGTGGACAAGAGCCAAGCTCTCATGGCGTTTGGTTTAGCCTTGATGCAAAATCGTGCAGGTAAAGGCTTCAACGTAGGTAAAATGCTACGAGAAGTTGGTAAGGCAGGTGAGAAAGCAATGCCAGAGCTAGAGGCTGCAAGACAAGAAGCCAGAGCAAATGCAGCGGCTGCGGGTAAATATGCGTTAGATATGCGTTCTGCTGACCAAGAGAAGGCAATTTCAGCAGCCATGGCAGCACAACAGCGTGGCAAATATTACATTATGCCTAAGTCTGAAGGAATAAGTGGTTTTCTTTCTGTGATGGATGAAGGAGTAGCAGAATTCTTAAATGCCACAGAACTTAATGCGTTGGTAACAAATCCAGAGTTTTCTGAACAATACGATATAATTACTGAAGAAAGGTTTGCCACACTTGCAGATGCAGCCTTAAATTCTGAAGAAGCTGCAGAACTTTACTCAACCACAAAATCCGATATGGTTTTATTCCCCGGAGATAATGTTGACGCTATTTTTACTTTTAAAGTAAACGATGTAAATCCAAATTTACCTGAAGATAAGACTCCCAAATTTGGTAAATTGTCAAATCCCGGGCAAGCAGATCAAATCTATGATGCTTTGGGTAATGCATTACAAGATTTAAATAAATTTGAAACCACTTTTGCGGGAGCCATTGCAGATATTGATGAAGGTGGTGCAACTTTACAAGCTCAAGCTCAAAACGTTCTTATTCAAGCCCTTAACAGAATAGGTGTAGATGTAGATGCAAATACGCCTACACAAGATTTAAAAAGATTTGTTACTAAATTACAGGCTCAGAATGCTGCTGAAATTTTAGGGGAAGCAGGTAAAACTCTTTCTGATAAAGATAGACAACTTGTAGCAGAAATTGTAGGCGATTTGCCGGGTCTTTTAGGTGGATCTCCTGACGATTTAAGAAAAAAGCTTCTTCAATTAAAAACAGAAATAGTTGATAAAAAAAGAAGACAAATACTTTCAGCCGTTAAAACATTAGATAATCATTCGCGTAATAATTATCATTCCTTGTTTACTGATGGTGATTTCTCAGAAGAAGATGAAAAAGAGTTGCTTAGATTAAGAGAAGAGCAAGGGGTTAAAGCTTAATGGATAAGCAACAAGAACTCCTTATTAGACAGTTGCTTGCACAGCCTGAAGGTTTAAACAAACGCCAAGAACTCATTTTGCGTCGCGCACTTGACGGTCAAGTAGACGCGGATAGGGCTTTTGGTGAAATATATATGAGAAATTTAGGATCACCCAAAAGTTTTGAAGAAAAAATATTAGAGGCTCGTGGTAAATCTTTGGCTGAAGAGAATCGTTTTGATCGTAAAAGCGGCATAAAAAATGCAAAACTACGTTCTTCTCTGGGTGCAGCAGAAACCAAAGAAGAAGAAGATAGTATCCTGTATAAGTTTGGCTTGACACAATCAGACTTTATTCGAGACAGGCGTGGTAACTTAGCACTTACTCCAGACGGTGCTACTAAGTTTGGTGTGAAAACAGACCGTAACATTGTAATTGATGAGGAAGGTTTCAGTCGTTACGATTTAGCAGATTTAGCAGCAATAGCTCCAGAGTTTAGTGGTGCGGTTGCAGGCGCAGTTGCAGGTCAGACACTTATTCCTATTCCGATTCTTGGCGCAATGATTGGCGCAGGGTTAGGCGGTGCAGGCGGTTCTTTGCTTGAAGAGGGCATAGAGGGTTTAGCAGGTGTTTCTAAACAGACCGCAGGAGAGATAGCTAGAGATGCAGCGATAGAAGGTGGAATCTCAGCCCTTGGGGAAGGTGTCGTAGGAGGAATTGCCAGAGGCTTTAATTTTCTTAGAGCAGGTCAAAAAAGTAAAGCAGATGAAGATACAATACGCGCTGTAGGTATGGGGCGTGAAGAATTTGGTATTACGGCTGATCCGGGTCGTTCTGGTTTCAATGCACTTTTAGCTCGTGTTTTTGCTACAGGTGAAAAAATATTTGGTGGCTCTCCCCGCACATACAAAAACAACATGGCAATTCAAGATGTTTTAAAAGAATTTAGAGACTTAGGTGGTGATATTGACGCAAACAGGCTTGGTGAAGCTTTATTTAACGCACGATCAACTGGACAAAAAATATTAAGTGATGACGTTTTAGATGCTCAGAAAAAAGTATTGAAGCAGTTTCAGTATGTTGCGGATGATTTAGGTAGGGCATCTAAAAACGATGTACAAGCGATCAATGCAGATTTGTATGACGCTTGGAAAAATGCATATACAGATTTTCAATCTCTTGCCACAGCAAAATTTTCTTCTATTGACGATGCAGTAAGAAGTGCTGCAGGAGATGCTAATATTGTTCCTATAAACGATATCAAAGAATTTACTAAAGCTAACAAAGTAAGATTTGAAGGCTCTGTATTAACAGATAGCACAGGAACAACGGTTACAGCGTTAAGTAGTTTATCTGGATTGGGAAGGCGCAATAAAGCATCTTTTGCGCAACTTTATAATGCGCGTAAAAGTTTAAATGATTTCATTGCGCAATTTCCTAAAGATGAAACTCTTGCGAGATATGGCGGTGATTTGCTTAGTATGTTAGATAACAAATTACTATACACAAACATTGAAGATGCAGTCGCTAACGCAGGAAAAACCATAGATAGTGCAGGATCAGATTTACTTGTTCAAGCTGCAAAAGATATTCCGGGTGCTAGAAATTTTTATAGAGAAGGCATGACTCGTTGGGGCGAAGTTTCTAATATTGCAAATTTAAATCAATTAAGAAAAGAAATAAAAGGTCTTGGCAGAGCAAATCCTGCAGGTATGATGGATCGTTTAGTTAAAAATAATAATCCAGATCTATTAAAACGTGCAGAGGAGATGCTTGGAGATAGTTGGAATAATCTAAAAGGTAGAATTGGAGGAGAATGGATTCGTAAGAATATTGGTAATTCTATAAATGATCTAGATCCCAATAACTTCCGAGCGAGTTCTTTCCGTACCAAAGTAGATAATTTAGGATCAACTGGCGAAGAATTGTTCGGGTCTAGTCAATATAATCAATTAAAAAAATTAGCTCGTCAAATGGAAGCAACTAATCTTAAAACCACTGATGAAGCTGTTATAAGCCGAATAAGTGCTTTGGTTGATGCAGATGAACCTACGATTGGTCTTTTAAAAGGATTGCGAGACACTCAAAAACAATTCAATGAGTTTGAAAGGGACCGTGTTTTATCAAAGCTAGATAGCGGTGACTTAGATGAAGTTGCTGCAGCAAACTTGATTACAAGCCCAAACACAGCCCCAACAACAATCAGAAAGTTATCAAAATATTTTGCTAACCCAGAAGTCGATAGGAAATTTCGTAGCGTTTATATGGAAAACCTTATTGGTGACTTTGGCGAAAAGTTTGTTTCGGAACCCGGCAAGATGACTGAGTTTGGAACAAGACTAATTAAAGAGGCAGACTCCGGTAGATTAAAAGAATTGTTTGGAGAAGAGATGGCGGGGCGTATGCGCCGCTTTGGAGAAACGCTTACGTTCAATGCTAAAACTGCTGACGGTGGTGGAATTGTTGCGGCTCACGTTGCAATGTCACCTTTACAAAATTTGGATAAGTTAGCGAGGTTTGGCTTGTTCACTAGAATGATGTCTACTGATTTGTTTTATAAAAATTTAGACGATCAATATAAAGCTCTTACTGGCAGAGCGAGTGTAAAAGAAAAAGCAAACACTTTTGGTAGATTGTTTGCAGATTCTATTTCAAAAGCTATAGCTCAAACTGGAGCGCAAGCTGTTGATGAGTCATCAACTAATGCAAGACGTACAGCAGAAAGCTTGCTTGAAAGTACAATAGAAGAGAACAGGCCAGAGGCAACACCAACAGCTTCTCCAACACCGCCCCCAACGCCAAGGCCAATGAGAACTCCGGTGCCTACAGTTAGCCCGACATTGAACGTGGCTCCTCAACCAACGCAACCTCAAGATATACTTGGTCAGATTCGTCAAAGGGCAATTGAAAAGAGAAATATACGCCAAAGGGCAAAAGAAAACCCCGCAATAGCAGCTACACTATTGGGGGGTCTTGGAAGCGCAGGGCTTCTTTAATCTTCTATGACTGCAGATAAACCGCCAACGTATTTTTTTCTAAGCTTGGCAGGTAAATCTGCTTTCCTTAATTCTCTCATCCTGTATTCTTCATCGACTAACAGAGCTAATTGTTGTGAAATGTTTCGGCGCTCTTCGTGTGCAAGATGAACAATCTTTTCATAAGTGTCGATACCGACACCTATTGACTTGTATTTTGATGGTTTAGGCACTAGCATAACTCCCATAATGTTCTCGAAACCAACATATAATCCCAAACTAAAAAGGTCAAGACCCAAGTACGGTAATAAAAAAACTGTGGTTGACGGAATAAAGTTTGACTCTAAATGGGAATCACAACGCTATCTTTATCTGAAGTCTTTAGAAAAAGCAGGTCGAGTAAAGAATTTAGAGCTACAGCCAAAGTTCATCATTTCTGTAAACGGACAAAAGATCTGCACCTACATAGCCGACTTTAAATATGACAAGGAAGACAAAGACGGTGTTTGGGAACATGTGATCGAAGACGCAAAGGGTGTGGAAACTCCGGAGTTCAAGTTAAAGAAAAAGCTTATGAAAGCTGTTTATAACATTGAAATCTATCTGTCTAAAAAGTAAGGGGGCCGAAGCCCCCTCTTCGTTATTTAAAATAAATGACTGCTCGTTTATCTGCGGCTTGCCCCATAGACCAAACTGAATCATTGTAAAAGTAAGAGTAGGTGTTATCGTCTATTAGGACACGATACTTTCCTGTCTCTTCATTGCCTTCAAGTTTGGCTTGAACAGAAATCTGGGGTTCGAAATGATCTCTCGCCCCAAGCTCAATCTTATCATTACCAGTGGTAATTGTTGTATATGAAATACAAACGGTCTTACCGATAAGACTTCCAAGCTGCCGATCAATGGCTTCCTGTCCGTGGGTTTCTACATTTAAAATGTAAGGTACTTTTAATTCACTCATAATGAGCCTCCGAATTTAGTTAAATTAAATCAATCACTTCGATTGATAATCCCATAATATCCTAAACGTAATTAAATGTCAACCCCCAAAAATAAAAAAATTTATAAAAAAAGTTGTTGACTTCTATCCCATAATTTTCTAAACATGAAATTCTAGCGAAGTTAAACAATTTGATCGGAGCATGAAATGAACAGTAATGAACTGTTTGATCGTCGCACAGAGTTAAAAGCAGTGCTTTCAGAAATGAAAGATGAACTCAAGGACATCGAACAACAAATCTCAGATACATTTTTAAACCAGACACGCGATGCATTACGCGCAGATGGTAAAGACTTTGGCACCACATACATTATAGCAGGGAATAAAAAGCTCAAAGCTAAAATCTCTAAAAAGGTTGTGTGGGATCAAAATGAACTTGGTGTCGCGTTAGAGAGTATGCCTGAAGAGGATGCGCGTCACTATGGTAAACTTGTGCTTTCAGTTGAAGAGCGCAAGTACACAGCAGCACCACCCGCAATCAAAAAAGTATTGGAGCCGTGTCGCACGGTAGAGGTTGGTGCATTTTCAATCGAAGAGGTGGAATAATGGGTTTACAAATTATCACAGCCGAGGAGCGTCTTGCAGAGAAGCGCGGTCATAAGATCGTTGTTTGTGGCGCAAGTGGTGTCGGCAAAACAACCTTGGCTCGTACATTAGAGCCAAGCAAAACACTATTTATGGATTTAGAAGCGGGTGATGCGGCTATCGAAGGATATCCCATTGACGTTATACGTCCTAAGACATGGGTAGAGTGTCAAGATTTTGCATGTTACATAGGTGGGCCAAATCCATCCTTGGCAGAGGATCAACCGTATAGTGAATCACACTATGATTATGTGATGCAAACATATGGTGATCCATCTGATCTTATGGCAAAATTTGATACGATCTTTGTTGACTCTATTACAGTCGCAGGTCGCCTATGTTTTCAATGGTGCCAACAACAGCCAGAAGCAAAATCCGATAGAACTGGCAAGTTGGACACTCGTGCAGCTTATGGCATGCACGGACGCGAGATGATGGCATGGCTTACGCACTTGCAGCATATCCGCGAAAAGAATGTCATTTTTGTCGGCATCCTAGACGAAATTACCGATGATTATGGCAGAAAGCAATACGCGCTTCAGATTGAGGGTAGCAAAACTGGACGCGAATTGCCGGGAATCGTGGACGAGGTCATTACAATGGCTGTTCTTGGGGGAGACAATGGGCCATTTCGTGCCTTCGTCTGCGGTGCCCTTAATGAATGGGGCTACCCTGCTAAAGACAGATCTGGTAGGCTTGACACATTGGAAGAACCGCATCTTGGTAAGTTGATGGAAAAAATGTCAACTGGACCAGTTCAATCAAATCGTAATTTGGAATTCGTTGATCCAAATACTCAAAATTCTAGCGAAGGAGAAATCGCAAATGCTTAATTTAAACAACGCACCTGTATCAGACGCACCACAAATGGAGCGCACATTAATTCCTGCAGGAACAATTTGCCGTGCAGTTATCGTAGTCAAGATGGGAGACATAGAGATTCCTGAGTTTGGCAGTGGACAATGGTTTAAAAGATCAGCCACTACAAATGCTAAATGGATGGAACTAGAGTTTACCGTTATTGGTGGTGAGCATGACAAACGTAAGTTCTGGGAAAAAATATTTGTTGATGGTGACAAGATGGGTCAAAGCGGTATTCCGCAAGCCAAAGAGATTGGCTTACAGACTCTGCGCCAGATCATTGAGAGTGCAAATTCACTACTACCGAGTGATATGTCACCGGAGGCACAACAACGTCGAAACATTTCAGGCGTTATGGACTTGAATGGAATGGAAATTTGCGCTAAAGTCGGTGTCAAGAAAGGCAATGATGGTTACGCTGATACCAATAGGTTAACAGCAGCATTAACGCCTAACCAAAAGGATTTTATCCCTTCTGGTCAAGCGCCAGTTGCACAGCAGTCAACGGTAAGCGTTACAAGCGCCCCTGCCACAGGCACACAAGCAACAGGCGGCGTAGCACCTAGTTGGGCTAATAGGTAATATCTAGCGGCACAGGTCACTCCGATACCTGCTAGACCACCGAAGGGGGCGGTGGGCCAGATACCCCCTCATTTTCTAGACGAATGGAGTCCCAACATGTTATTGCGCCCTTATCAAGAGGCCGCTGTTAGTGATGCATGTAAAGCATTAGACAAACACGGTAATACAATTGTCGTAGCACCTACTGGAGCAGGTAAGACGATTATGCTTTCCGCGCTCGTAGGTGAACGATACAAAGACGGTAAAAAGATTTTGGTGATGCAGCACCGCGATGAACTTGTAGATCAAAACAAGTCCAAGTTTGAGCGTATCAACCCATACATTACAACAAGCATTGTGAACGGCACGATCAAAGATTGGGGTGGCAACGCAATCTTCTCAATGGTGCAAACAATATCACGCGAAAAAAACCTACAAGACCGCCCCGCGTTTGATATGGTTGTCGTGGATGAAAGCCACCACGCTGCAGCCGATACATATTTAAGAGTTATCAAAGCAGTTAAAAAAGATAATCCAAAAGCAGAGATTGTTGGCTTTACTGCAACACCGAATCGTGGCGATGGCAAAGGGCTACGCAGCGTTTTCAATAATTGCGCTCACCAAATTGAAATTACAACATTGATTCGAGAAGGCTTCTTAGTACCGCCCAAAACATATGTAATTGATTGCGGTGTGAAAGATAAACTTAGTGGCGTAAGCCGTAAGGGTAATGATTTTGACATGGATGAAGTCGAAGCCATTATGAATCGCAAAGTTATCAATGAAGCTGTTGTTGATAACTGGATTGATAAGGCAAGTGATCGAAAGACTGTCGTGTTCTGTAGCACAATCAAGCATGCAGAGGATCTTCTATATGAATTTTTGGACGCTGATGTTAACGCTGAAATGGTTACAGGCGAAACTCCAAGGGCAGAGAGAGCCAAAATACTAAATGACCTAACCTATGGAGAGTTACAGGTTGTGGTCAACGTAGCGGTCCTTACAGAGGGTTTTGACGCACCGCCAGTGTCCTGTGTGGTTTTGACAAGACCGTGTTCACAGAAGAGTACAATGGTTCAGATGATTGGTCGTGGTTTACGCACGATTGATCCAGAAGAGTTTCCAGACATAGTGAAAACTGATTGCGTTGTGCTTGACTTTGGTACAAGCGTCTTTACGCATGGCTCACTTGAGGACTCAGTCAATCTTGATGATCGTGAACAAGGTGAAGCGCCTATTAAGAATTGTCCTAATTGTGGTTCAGAAGTTCCTATGGGAACCAAAATCTGTCAGTTCTGTGAGCATGAATTTATTTCTGAACAAGAGGGAGAAGAGAAAGAAGAGTTGTATGACGTTTCAATGACTGAGTACGACTTGATGCAAATGTCACCGTTCCGGTGGATTGATTTGTTTGGCGATGGCAGCTTGCGCATGGCTATGGGGTTTGAAGGATTTGTTGGGGTAGCAAACACATCAGAGTTGTCTATTTCTTTTGGTCTTACCAAAGGCAAAAAAATGCAGCTTAAAGTTCTTGCCGTAGGTGGTAGCCCACAAGCTACAGCAGCCGCAGATGATTTCTTGCGTGAGATAGAAGATGGTAATGCAGCAAAGAAAACAAAGAGGTGGCTTGACCAGAGAGCCACAGATAAGCAAACCGAACACTTACGCAAGCAAGGCATCGAAGTGGGGTTTATGGACTTCTCATGGACTAAATATAAAGCCGCATGCATGCTTAGTTTCATGTGGAATAAGGTAGAAATTGAAAGAGCAGTGGAGAAATATCTATGAAAGATGTGAAAACAAGATGGGCGGTATACGATGAGGGACTCAAGGTTTGGTATGACGGTGAGTTAGTGGCAAAAATAGATCCATCACAATTTAAGTATATTCTTGCCGAATTAGCGTTATGGTTAAAACATAACAGCAAAGAGGAGAATGAAGATGGCTCGATTTGAACTCATTTTATCAATAGCCAAAAGAAAAAATGACAATGAGTTATACACAGAAAATAAAGAGTACATGTGTTATTGTAAGGATTTGGGCAATATTGAAGAGATTACCGAAACTGTAAATGAGATTGTTTACGAAGAATTTGAGGAAAATGAGAAAGACGAAGTTTTGTTTGGATCAGCAGACGTAATTATAAATAAACTAACTGTTATGATGATGCATTACAAAAACTCAGATCTTCCTAAAAAAGAAGTAGAAGACATAATAGATTTATTAATGGAAGGTTCCAGAGAGGAGACAATGCATTGACTGTAATGCCAGAACCAAGAGCAGCGATAGATGAGTTAGCTTTCATATTAGACAAATTTGGTTGGGAAACCAGATTTTGCGATCTATCAGAAGATCAAGTCCACGTTTTACTGTTTGCCATACAAGAAGCAAAACCAATATCACAGGAGATAGAAATTGGAGTTCTCGAAGAAAAATACTTTAAGTCAACAGGTGCTTTCCCAATTACAAGCATCCCCTTCTGATCCTGTCGCTGATGCAATAAAAAAAGAGGTAGACGATGCAATCTTGCGCAATGAACAAAAGCGTGAACGCAGGAAATATCTTGGCGCATCTAGTATCGGGGAAGAGTGTAACCGCAAGATACAGTACCGTTTTTTAAATTACCCACAAGATGAAGGGTCGGGATTCAGCGCACAGACTTTGCGTATCTTTCAATTTGGTCACGAAATAGAAGATTACGCAGCTAAATGGCTCAAAGATGCGGGTTTTGATTTACGCACAG